CCACTTCTGGCCTTTGATGCCATGATGCTCTAGAATATAATAATCCGGAGCATAAATAGTTTCATGCATATGCACCCCCCCCCATTTTATGAATCGTTTAGATCGTCGACCGACACGCTAGGATCAATTCCTTCTGATTCAGAAGGAGCCGGCGCACTACTGCTCTCATCACCAGCAGACATGTTTCGATTCTTAAGCTCGTTAGCCGCAGGATCGGTAGATGCCTTAAGTCCCAAAATACTACGGAATTCGTTAGGCGACATTACTTCGTTTCGGCTTGCCTTATCCATGAAGTCAGAAAGCTTTGAAATATCAGCCAGTCGGAATCGATCCATGTAATACTGAACTCGTTGACCCTGCGTATAACCAGTCGGCGTGATCCACTTACGAGTCATTTCTGTAGTAATTGCTGTAAGAATCGGCTCAAGCACGCGCTGCTGGTAACTAAGAATCTCATCCTCGGAAGCAGTTCCATTGAAAACATTCTCAGAAATGCCAAGCTGTGAAAAGAGCAACTTCGTAAGGTATTCAACCTGAGGTAGCAAATTGCTTTCTACCGAACGGTTAAGCTGCGTTATATGTTCGGTTGCATCGATATATCCGATTCCATACTCGGACGCTGCCAACTGATCGGTGAGCGAAGCAATGCGAGCCTCAGCTTCTTTCCTACGCTGTGGCGTTTTTATAGAATACGGCAACTGAAGAATAAGATCGAGATTTTTGCCAGCCACCTGATTGTCCGCAACATCGAGCAAGGCAAGCTTCTGTGTTAAACGAGTAAGAGTTGCATTTGGTGCATTCATTACAGAATAGAAAGGATTTTCTATAATAGCAACATCCTTCTTGGGGCACCAAATATCTTGTCGAGAACCTGTCTCCTCGTTATAAAGATGAACTAATACTGCATCCGGCGCCCATTGCAGAATGTTTCCGACACGAAGCGTTAGAATATCATAGCCAGCCGTTTGTGCTGGATTCAGATTCGTATCTACAGGAACAATAGCAATGGCTCCATCGTCCAAAAGAGACAAGACAACGTCAAGCTTGAAGTCTCTAGCATTTTGATCGATGTTAGCAGAAAGCGTCAGGCATTTGTTAAGCCCCGTGTTCATATTGCTAATGAAATGCTCATTCTCGTCTACTCGAACATGCTCCCAGTTTATTGACGCTGCATCATTCGCCACTCGGTTCACGATACTAGATACAATCGTACGAGCGTTTACAGCATTTGGCGTATGTCGTTCCTGGCGAAATGTACTGATGTAACCGTGTGACGCGAAACGATTGTTTCCAGTGTCACGAAACACATTCCAAGCGTGCATAATTCGATCTCGCATTTTCATCTATGGCGCTCACCTCCTCTCGAAAAGCGCATCACATCCTTGCAATTGAATACGAATTGCTTCCATTTTGATTTGAACTACCGGTCTGAGCACGTTTCTTTCGCTGAGCGTCCAGTATCGTATCAATGTGATTCATCGTAGTCAAACGTGTATTAACGTCACGAATTTCAGCGTCCGACATGTCATTCATTCTCTTAGATTTCAGCAAATCCAAAGAATTCTTTTCTTTCTGTCGCGCTTCTCCGCCCATATACTTTGCGAAAAGACGAGCACCTTCTGACGCATCGGGACTGTTAACGACGCTTGTTGCGGCGAGTTTTACTCCAGCGTTTGCCGAGTTTACAATCGCCGATGTAATTAGACTAGACTTAGCATTTCGAACAGCCTGCTGTCTAGCCAACTTATCTAATCGCTTTCGCTCCCGACGTTGTTTTGCTTTGTCATATACATACGCGCTCGCTGCATTAGTTGCTTCTGAACCACGCAGATTCTTCTTTAGCCGTTTTATTTCAGCTTTTTGCTGCTTAACGGCAAGTTTTTGATTCAGAACATTAATTCGTTCTTGCTGCGCTTTTTCTTTAGCCTGATATTTAGCAAGTTGCGCTTTATTCTTAGCAGAAACTCTAGCCTGATGCGACTTTTTAGCGTTTCCGAAGAATGATGCGATGGACTGGTGTCCTCTTGAGACAGCATGCCCGAGTTGTTCTGGAGTACGGCGCACGCCCCACTTCTGGCCCTTAATGCCATGATGCTCTAAATAGTCATCATAAATATAACTTTCCATTCGTATACGAACACCTCCATTCATCAGTAATAAGTGCTCAATAGTTTCGCTTTTGCCGTTTTTGTTTTCAAGTTCTTAGTACTGGTCAAAATCAACGGATAGCCAGCAACGCCGTAATCAATAGGATCGGCAATAGCGTCATATCCCATTTTAGCAGCATCCGAAACTATTTTGTTCATTGTTTCTGGAGTATTTATCTGTGCATTGTAAGAATCCACTACGTCCTGATCGTACTCTAACGCACGCTTTATACTTTTTGGCACTCGTATGCCTAAATAGCGAAGCGTTTCGTCAGTGTATTTTGCTTTTCGCATAGTCCTAATATCAAGACCTTCGTGCTTGACATATTTATCGACAATATTAGTAGAAGTATTTATGTCTGCAATTTTAAAATTTTTAGTCGTATCAATCGTTAACACGACTTTTGCTTTTGGATCTTTTTTAGGTTTATTAGTCGGAGACAGCAACCCCTGCGTATACAATTCGCCGTATGTTTCGTAATCCCAACCATCGCCCGAAATAAAATATCGTCCTACCGACTTTTTTACATTCTTAGCCTCGCTTGATGCATTATTTGTGAAACGTACTATCTTTTTATTAGCCGGAGTATATCCACCATTATTTGATTTAATAGTCTCGCTAGTCCATCTTGGGGCTGAATTAATATCATAAGCGTTTTTAAATGACTTAGAAAATTTACTGTTATAATAACGATTAAACGTTTTATTTACATCATGTCCCAATTGTTCGGGTGTACGTCTTATTCCCCACTTCTGGCCCTTAATACCATGATGCTCTAAAATATAATAGTTTGGTGGGGAGACAGAATTATTCATAGATCCTCCCTACACCATTACGTTTCCGATTTTTCTAAGCTGCTAGTTCCAGTACTTCCGAATCCGCCATCGCCTCGTTCAGTCTCGTCTAACGAAGTAACTTTACGTATCATCGTTTGCTTAACTGGCATCACTATCATTTGAGCAAGTCGATCGCCAACGGAAATATCCACTGGCTCATCCGAAATGTTTTCCAACAGCAAACTTATGACACCACGATAATCGCTGTCAATTACTCCGACTTTATTAGCCAACGATAAGCCATACCTATGCAAACTGGATCGCTCGAATATCAGACCGACGCTACCGCACGGAAGTGCAACACGAATGCCAGTTGAAATCATAGCACATTTTCCAGGCTCGATCGTCACACGTTCAGCCGACGAGAGATCATAACCCGCACTGCCCGTTGTTGCTTTACGCGGGACTGTTCCACAGAGTTCGAGACATACTTTTAAAATATCAGGTAGCTTGAAAAAAATTTGATCGTCATTCATAGAACCGTCCTAGAAGAAATCGCCTTCGTACCGCTTGTAAATAACATAAGCGTCGAGCAAAGCAGCGACAGCATCGATCTTCTCTTCGCGACGCTTCTTGTAAAGCTTTCTGTTACCGTTCGTATCCGTAATGGCAATTGCATTACCCATACAGAACTCCATTATTTCTTGGTCGAACAACAGTTGCTTATCTTCAGCATAATGTTTCAGTTCGCCAAGAGGTACAGACTCCGTCTTAGAACCTTGAATAACTTTCTCGACAGCATACGCGCCATTTTCAGCAATGTATTGATCAACGAACTCTCTAGAGTTATAAGGATCGTACCCAAAAGCAAGAATCGTATAGCTATGCTTTTCTATATACATAGTAAGATCATCGTACACTTTTGGAATTTTCAAAACGCTGTCGTCCATAATAACAAGCGAATTTTCGTTAATAAAATGCTGATACTTTACTCGTAATGCCTGCGGTAAATTATTATAGGTTCTCCGAGTTATGTAGCATCTAGTTTTTACACCAAAGCCATTCCCGCCAAGCGGAAACATAAATGTGAATGCACAAAAGTCGTCACCCTGCGAAAGGTCTGCACCCATAGCACACGGAAGTTCATTGTAGTTCTGAGGAACTTTAGTAGGCAACGTTTCCTCGTATGTGAAGTAATACGTAAAGCCTTCCATTGGAATGCCGAAACGTTTCGCCAAAATATCGTTTCGAACGTCTGGATTCTTTTCAGCACGCTCAACGTCTAACTGATACGTTTCGTACGAAACCGTAATGCCGATGTTGGGTGAAGCTTTCATCCACATAGCTGGATTACCGACTTCACGAATATCATCAAGCTTGTAATACCAAATGGACACGTGAGGGTTCCAGTAATCGCCGCGAAGAATGTCGTGCAACTCCATTTTGATTGAGTCGCCAACACCGTTTCGAACAGTTCCCTCAGACGACGTTGCTAGAATTAAGTAGTCAGGAAGCTTCGAAGCGCCCTGTTCGATTGCGCCAATGACATCTTCCTTAACATCACCTGAAAGCCACTCGTCGACATTGCTAATTCGTGGACGTGCGCCCTGAAGCTTGTCTATAGACATAGGACGAACTTCGATCAACGAATTAGTAATGAAGTTCTGAATACCCTTTTTAGTGGGAGCCATTTTGACATGATCGGCCGGACTGCCTTTTGTACTGTGCACAGAACCATCTGTCAAAAACTTGAACAGAGGACCCCTAGCTCTAGCCAAAGCCGTTCGAATAGGAGCCAGAGTTTCGTCTGCCTGACGCATCGTTGGCGCCACAACGAATTGATCCGTCGTAGAAGGGTCAACAGCACAAAAGTAAGCCTGAACCGTGGATGCGAACATTGATTTAGCCGAACCACGAGAAGTGATGATGTACTGAATGTTCCGCAAACGCTTCTTTATGGTTTTAAGCTCGTAATGGCCAGGTTGACCATTTTGACCGGGAACATATATGTTTCGTTCAGTAAAGTAATACCATCCGAAAATATCTTCGCCCCAAAGCTTAAACGTATCCAGAAGGTGCAGATCACTGCCATCGGTTAGTGTTAGCTCGTTCTCGCAAAAGTCAACCCAGCCATTAACGGCCTCGTCGTCATAGTAATAATCGGGAGATTCAATGAGCTGGTCAATAATGTTCATCTGCATTGAGATTTCACTGCACACGGGAATCGACCCGTTCAGAACTTTGTCCCTAAACTCGCCATAGTAAATCGGGACCGCAGTATTAGACAGACTCATTGAATCACCTTCTTCCTACATAACTGACATCCTAAACGAAAGCTCAGCAAGCTCATCCTTGTACGCGTTCATAACCTGAGCACTTGTCGGCGGATCAAAAGCCAGCTGTGCGTTAATGCAAATGAATTCTGGATACGGGCTAAATGGGTCAGTAAAACCCAAAGAGTCAAGCGTGCTCTCCAGCGTTACTTTCTCATCCGGTACAGTAAACGTAGAGGACGTCTGCGAAATCTTAAGGAGTGACGAGGCAAGCGATGACGAAAATATAGCGTCATACGAATCGTCTGTGGGATCTAGCCCACAGTAATTCTTGATCAGATCGTTGAACGTTTGTACCATAATATCACCTCCATGGAATTGTGTCGTTTTTAGTTCGTTCTTTATACGGCTCTGGAATATCCTCAGCATAATGTATCTTCTGATGCGTATCAAAAGACACGCATACCAAGTTGTTAGGATCAGTCAAGAGTTCCGTTCTTTGCGTAATATCATCAACCGTTATTGGCACAATGTGATGAATGTATATGCGGCCGTTTATAGGCATACCGTCAAACGCTAAGTCGTTTCCTTTGTCACGTAAAATTATCTTACGGCGCAAACGACGCCATTCGGATGAATGGTAGAACGTTTGATTAATTGATCGAAGGCCGCCGTAAGTGTACATGCCAACGGCATTCTTCGTTTGCAAATATCGAATGCGATCCTGGAAAGAATCTATCCGAATCAGCTCATTATATGACTTCATTCGTCACGACCTTGGTAATGCTTCATCGCGTTGATCGCATCCGCATACAGCTTCTCCGTATTCTTGCCAGAATCGATGGCTTGCTTCTTAGACGCAAGCAATTCGGTCTCAGTAGCTATCTTGTCCTGCTTAAAGAACCGTTCTGGGTCAGCAAACTTGGCCATAAAAATCAATTCGGCGCCAGTTGCCTTGCCATTTAGCATTCTTTCTTCTATTCGGTCCAGTGCTATGCCTGAAAGTTGCTGTAAACGGTTCTCTGGGTCCATAGCAGCAGGAGCTTTTGGTGTGGTTTTACGCTGTTTATCATTCTTACTGACACGTTTTGCCAACTCTCAGGCCTCCTTTCTTAAGTTTGGCGCACTTTTAGGTTGGTTTTTAGGCATAACCTCAGCGAATCAAGCTGGATAAGAAAAGAGTAAAAGAAACCAACACGACTCAAGCATAAGGTTATGCCTAAAAACCAACCCAGGGAGAGGGTCAAAGGGTAAAATATAAATTTTCCCACGGAATATCTTTGAAGACGGCGGCGATGCTAAGGGGGTACCGCACTTTTTGACCCTCCCCCCGGTCTGAAAAGTTTTTTATAAAAATATTATATA